TTTCTTTCATATCAAGAACGACTAAATTCATAATATCAACTTGGTCTTCAGTAATTTCAGAAAGCTTCATTTTTCTACCGAAGTTCATTTCTACTTTCTTCAAAATTTTATCTGCGTTAGCTGGGTCTTTTTCAACTAATGTTTTCCAAAGAGTTTCAGCTTCTGTTCTTAACTGATTGAAATCAAGTTGTTCTTCAACCACTTGCTCCATTTTTTCTACTACTGTAGCACCATCAATTTGTTCACTCTTCTTAATAGCATCTACAATAGCGTCAACTAATTCATCATAGCCAAACTTAATTTTAGGAGCGAGATGTTTAAATCTACTGCCGGCCATTACTGTAGGAGTTTTTCGTGTGTATAACCAACGTTCACTTGAGCCATCTTCGTTCCAAGTAATATCAATATAACCAATAATATCTACAAGTTGATTTACAATCTCATAAGCTCGTTTTGGAATAGCTGGTCCAAGTATTTCAACTTCAGAATCGTCCGCGCGCTTTTCAATACGTTTCTCCACATGGGCTATAATAACAAGACCATAGCCAAGCTGAGTAATTTTTCTCAAACAACTATCAAATTCTTTCTTTGCAGCGGTATATCCACCACCCCAAGGAATGTCATTAATGGCTTGAACTCCGTGCTGAGCGCATACATATTGTTCGCATAAATCCCAAGCAATACCAACAGTATCAATTGTAATTGTATTATATTTCTCTTGAGCTTCAGGTTTTTCAAGTTGGCGAAGCACTAACTTGAAATCACTCCATTTCTTTATATCTATAGCCATCGCGCCGGAAATGGCATTCCAGCCGTGCTCAAAACCCAAAAGTAAATTCTTCGGGAATTGACAGGCTAGAGATGTCTTTCCAACTTTAGGTAAGCTATAAATACATATAAACTTACCTTTTAAATCTTTTGAAATAACAGATGGCTCGATATTTAAAATATCAATTCCTGCCATATGCTACCTCCTTAAAAACCAAGGTCAGCATATCCTTTCGAAGTTGTAGCAGAAGGAGTCTGCTTTTTGGCTACTCTGGACATATCCTTTGCTTTTTGTTCTTCAAGAGCTACTTTTCTTCTTGCAAGTGCTGCATCAAGGTCTTCTTTTGCAAGAGCAAAATCACCTTCATATGGCACCTGAGAACCACCAGTGATAATAAGGTCAGACTTATTAATAGTTCTAATCTTTTCTACTGGTTCACCAAAATCTACTTCTTCATATGTTACTTCGGTTGTTGAGCTGAAGTCAAGTCTTCCGTTTGCCTTGAAAGTATCACCTATTGTCCAATATGTAGAAATTGCGCTGATAACCTTTTCATTCTCTGCGAAGAGAGGAACTACATCAACTTTTTCTCCATACTGTGGAACAAGAGCTGTGACATTATAACGACCAGTAGGCTCACCATTCTTATCCATCTCATCTCCAGCATTAGCTACTGCAAATTCGAGTGCGAATGTTGCTTCTGGTTTGAACTCACCAGTAGTTATTTTATTAACAAATGAAGCATTAATGCGAGGGAATGATACGAGTCTTCCATCAGCACTATAATATTCATTCATTCTAATCTGTCCATTAGTGATACGAACTCTATCTGCGAGAGATTCGTCTCCAGTTGAAGCAATAGACTTAAATTCATTTCTTACCTTTGCAATTGATTCAAATGCTGGATTTGGCTTACCTGCATTTGTATACTTTGCCGAAAACATATGAACTGGAATCATAAGTTCTTTTTCTACATTATTAATCTTCTGAATAACTTTAACAATGATGGAACCGCCAATTGCGTCTGTGTCTACACCATTCTTTTTAAAGGTAGATGGATTAATATCAATTTCTGCGAGAATTCCTTCAATTTTTACTCTGTTTTCTTTTTGTTTAAGCATTTTATACCTCTTTAAAATCTTACCTTTAAATAACAAATAATGGAGGGTTATGCGCCCTCCATATTATTTATTACTCTGCGTCCTTTGGCTGAGTCCAAGTCTTACCTTCTTCTGAAAGAACAACATAAGTAACTGGCTTTTCGCCGCCTTCATCAACCTTTTCTCTTGAAGCAAGTCCCTTCTTTGTAAGGTCGGTTACATTAGCGCCAACGCTTCTTTCAGTTCTACCAACACCTGCTGCGAGAGCTGCAATTGAAACCTCTCCGCCGTTGTCCTGGATATAAGTGATAACTTCCATTGATTTTTCTGTGAGTTTAACTGACATAAGTTTAATTCTCCTTTTTAAATAAAATTGTTCATTATAAATTTCAGAAGTTTTTTCTCACTTCTTTATATATATATTATACTAAAATTTAGAAGTTTTTTCAAATTTTGACTTCTTAAATTTTATAAGATTAATAAACCAACTACTTTTGCATTAGACAGTTTAATTGATTTCGTTCCTTGCGCGCCTTTAGACAGAAGTTTAACTTCATTCATATTAATTTTAATCTGCGCGTTTGAAGATACGATAATCGTTTGTGTCTCATTTACAACTGCGGCCCAGCATATCAGACAATCATCTTCATTTATTTTATGAATTTTAATACCTTTTGTGCCACGACCGGTTACTGTAAATTCTTTAATTGAAGTTCTTTTAATATAGCCTTGTTCACTGATTGTTAAAATTTCTTTTGTATCAGTAGGAACTATATTAGCGCAGACGAGATAATCATCTTTGTTTAAATTAATTCCTTTTACTCCACGAGCGGCACGTCCGATTGCACGAATATCTTTAGTTTCACACATTACGAACTGCCCGCG